ATCCAAGACTTGCAATTCCAGCTGCTCCAAAAGCATCTCTAGTTTGAGAAAGTCCTTTTGTTAATCCTTGTCCAATGTTTGTTTCTGAAAAAGCAGTTTTAATTGAATTACCCGCTTGTTTTGCTTGATCTGTAATACCCTTCACAGAATCAATATTCTTTTGTATTTGAGCTGCAAAGTTTCCTGTCAAGTTCATAATTGCACTTAATTGCATAGCCATTTTTGTTATTCACCACCTTTCAGGGCATAAAAAAAGAACTACTCTATCGAAGTAATTCTTTATATTATTTCATTTTTAGTTTTATTGAATGCTTTTCTAATATATTTATATAATAATTGGAATATAGCCATAACAAATGCAATAATTACTGGTGTAATATCTTTAAAACATATCCAAAACACTTTAAATATAAGTGTAAAAGGCTTAATTATTAACCACATTACGGAAAATTTAATTAATTCCCCAATAAGAAGGATAACTCCAGCGATTCCAAGTACACTACCAGCATTATTAATTTTCTTATTTCTGCTTATCTGTACAAGTCCACCCGATACAAGAGCGTTTGTTCCTGCTTCTGTACCTGTCATTTTTCTACCCATATTTTCATCCCCTTAAAAGTCGTTTATTACATTATACACCTTTTAAAGGAATATATACTATGATTATTCTTGATTTTTATTAATTTCTTCAATCTCCTTATCTAGAAAAACACTAATTATTTTCTTTTCGCCATATCCATAATTAAAATAAACTGCTGGAGATATATTATGTAGTTTCCAAACATAATACATTGCTTGTACTTCTCCATCAGTTTCTAAAAGTTTTTTATTTCTTCATCAGCCTTTTCAATCTCACTTATTCCACTTAATTCTGACACTGCATTTGCTAATGTTGCAATATCTCCAGGAGTAAATAATTTAGGATTTTTTAAGAATTCTTCTGGTGTTGCAGCTTTAAAATGATCTAATAAAGCTTTGCTTTTAAGTTCCGGAACTCCAGCTAAAACCATTCCAACTTGCATACTTCCTGTGTCTATTCCTTCAACATTTCCTTTTTTACTAAATTTGATTGCATTGGCTTGAATTTCATTATACCTATCTACTGATATTTGATTACATGTAAATTTGGCATCTTCTTTAAGTGCTTCACTTAGTTTATCAACTTTAACCTCTTTACTATTTATTTCTAACTTATCTACATCTAATTTTAATAATTTTTCTACTATATTCATAAATGATTCCTCCATTTAATTTATTTTCAAATTTAGAAAAGAGACACAATGCCCCTTTTATTATTGTGGTGTAATTGTATCTAAATAATCCCAATCTGTGAATGTAAACGCAATAGATTCTTCACCATTTTTCTTAGCTTCCCAATCTGTTAATGTAAGTTCATCAAACTTAGCATCTTTAATGCATAATCTTTCTGCACCATAAGAATCCGGATCGTCTAAAGCACTTATTAGAGTACATACAGTTTGTTTCCCTTTTTTAATATTATCAGATATTTTAATAATCATTCTTGAACTAACTTTATGAAGTTTTAAAGTACCCTTGCATTGTATACCAGTTGTCTTAGTATCTTCTGCCAGTTTTCCACAAATATTTACTGCTGTTTTTTGAACTGTTACTTTTGCTTGTAGTCCATAAGCTTCGGAAACTTTATCTCCATCTATCCATAATTGCCCCCATGTACCATTAATTATATTCTCAGCATTCATAATTTTTTATCCCTCCCTATATTCCTATATTAAAGTTAAACTCCTCCATAGCATCTAGTATTTTGGTCGCTCCACCTATAAATACTTTATCTGCTGTGTTAGCTTGCTTAATTTCTTGAGCTGTCATTGTTGTTATATCTGTACCATTGGACTTTAAATATAATGTTTGCGCATTAATATCAATTCCAAGACTAGATTTGCCTTTATCAAGTATCAAATCAGTTTCTAACCCTTCAAAATAGGCTAATAAAGCAATTATCAAAATACATTTATGATCATAATCATTAGGAACTTTACCAGTATAATTGTCAGCTATGGTTTTCTTAATGTCATCATGCATTTGATCCATGATATCAACAAGTTTTATTTTCTTGTAGTCACTTCCTTTGTCTGTTGTAGTAGTTACAAGTGAATTAACTGCTCTTGCAACTTTAACTTTTTCGCCATCATTCATAAGCACAAATTTACCAGCATTTATTGCAATGTTAAAGTCTGAAACTGATAAATGTGGAACGTCTGTAACTTCCGGTAAAGTTTGATAAGTAGCTGACATTGTTAAAGGTGTACCTGCTATTAATCCTGCTATTCTAGCACAATAATCCGATACATCATAAGTAGTTGTACCCACCACGATATCGTCAGTGGCAAAGTTTATTATTCCCTCATGATCTGCTGCAGTATTTGGTAATACTGCTTTTACTTTAGTGTCTTTATTATCTCTTAAGCCTTTAATCCAAGTAGAAATTGTTGTTGTATCTCCACTCACTATGCCTGGGACTGCTAAGTAATTCCATTTAGTTACTTCTAGTGCTGACATAGCTGCAACATAGTCTGTTGCTGTAGTTGGTTCTACAAAAGCTATAACTTTTAAAGGTATATTTACTCCACCAACCCAAGCATCACTTAATTGTTTTTTATTATATGTGCTTAAATTGCTTGGTATTTCTGTTACATCATTCATAGTTATCAAACCATTGTTAGTTGCATCTTTAAGTATCAAAGCGACAATTCCTCTCGAACCTCTTGCAATAGCAGTTATTCCAGCTTGTTTAAAAACTATACTAATATTAGGTAATCCCATCTATTCGATTCCTCCTTTTAAATTAACTTGTACATCAGTAGCAACTTGTGCTGGTTGTACATCATCTTGTTTTTTCTCTGTAATTGTGCAATTAAGAGTTAAATATATTTCAGCATCACGAGGTCCACCAGTTAATTGAGTTACTTTTACAGCTCTATCACCTACGGAAAAGTAACCTTTCTTAAATAAGGCTTTTAATCTGTCATACATTGTATATTGGTTAACTACATCTACATTTTCATATTCATCCCATGGTGCATAATAAACTATTTGAATAAATATGTTATTATCTATAACTTCTCTATTTAAATCATTTGTTGCACTATTAATATGGGAAATCAAAAAAGAAGGTCTTTCAAAACCCTCTCCGACATTTTGTATATATATAGTTAGGTCGTTTTTTTGTGCTATTAAAGTACTAATAGCTGTTATAATATCTAGTATCATTTTTTATCACCTAGCTTATCCAACATATTTTGAGCCCACGTTTCAAGTTCTGCTTGTGCTTTAGGTTGTAAGTTTTGAAACGCATCTTCCATAAAGTGAACTCCTGGAATAAACTTTGCTGTTAACATTACACCTTTACCACTAGCTCCTTTTAGATATTCAGCTGGTAAAAATCTGGCTGATTGAGTATGCCCATCATTTAAAGCTTGTGCATACTCTACATCTGTTCCAGTTTCTACACTGTCATCGTCTATAATTTGACTATTTACTGAACTTCGTGTCCTTCCTGTATCTACTGGAATTAATGGTTTTAATTCAGCTTCCATCATCATTCCAATTTTTAGAAGTTCTTTTTTCTTTTCTTCTGGAAATCTATTAACCACTCCTGCCAATGCCTTTTGAAATCCTTCCATGCCTTCAATTTTAAATTCATCATCTGCCATAATTACACCTCAGATTTATAATTCACATCAGCTTCTATGTGATGATTATTAGGATAATATATATTGCCTACAGTGTATTTAATAGTATTATTTATAGTAGCTATATCGCCTGTTTTTATGTCCGCTAATACATTAGGTATATAAAGTCTTAATTGTTGTAAAAATGTCCCTTGTGGGCTTCCTTGCGATAATGTTCCACTAGCTCTGCCCAATCTACAATTAATTGAATTAGGCAATATAGCTGTTGTCATTTTTGCTATATGAGTTACTGTATCTTTAGTTGTAGTTGTTCTAGTTATTGTACATATATCATCATGCCTCATAGCGACACCCTCTTATAACGATCTAATACAGCACTAATATTGACTGGCATCTGTGAATCTTTTTTAGAATATGTGTATTGCACATCTCCTTCACGTTCCTGTTCTACTCCAAGTCTGTTTTCTCTGCTTTCTTTATATTCCATAACAACTAACTTAGTTGCTGCTAAACTTAAATCAGCTGGTGGAGTATCATAACCGGCTGTGTAAGTTATTTCAACATAAGATTCTTCTGAATTAACATACTTAAGCCTATTACCCATAGTCATATACTTATAATCAAGTAATTCTACATAGCTAGGAAATAGCCTGTAATTATTCATCCCATTATTATCTGGTACTGCGTTATCTGCATTACCATCGAGTCTAACTATATTTATTACAGATATAATAGGTGTTTCTCTTGGGAATATCTTATGATTAATATTATGTTGTTCACTTGTATAAGTGTTAACATCAAAATGCCTATGACAGTAATTTTCAATAGTTGCCTGAACATTTTCAATCAAATCATTTAAAAAATCATCTGTAATATCTACATAAGAAGGCCCTAAATAATTTTTACATTTTTGTATAGTCGTTAATGGCATTTATACCACCTACTTTTTAGCGTTTGGATCTACTGCTTTTGTTTCTTCCAATTTAATTTCATATCCGTATTCAGCAGCTATAACTCTATCTGCTACTGTATCTTCAAAACTTGCACAATCATCTATTCTGTACCCATCTAATGGTTTTATAAATTTAACTATTTTCATTTAATAATTCCTCCTTAAAATTGAAATTCTGCTTTTCCAGCTTTT